ATAGAAATAAAAATAGGTAAAAACTGGCTTGACTTAGAAGAAGTTAGTTTGTAATATCTTTCTACAACCCTAAAGAACGAGGTGACAATGTTAGGGACAAATGTAGCGGCACTTGACGACGTGGATAAACTCGTCCAAGCATTCGAGTCTGGTGATGATCAGGCTCTGATGGACGCATCGGGACAGTCAACTGGCGGCAATCGTCAGGTCGGACTGCCTCGCATCAATATCAACTACGATGCAGAGGATGACGAGGGCAAGCCCTTGACCCGTGGTGAGTGGAAGATGATGTACGAGGGCAAGATGATCTACGCGCCCTCTGTGGACATACAGATTCTGTTG